ACTTTCTTCTTCTCCTCAGCAGTTTCAACTTCTATTTCGAAGTTGTGACCTGTTAATGATTGTAAGAATAGTCGATTTTCGACTTCATAGAGCTTAAGTTCGCTTGACAATTGATTTCCAACTGTCTCGCTTACCCAACTTTTGATGTTGTCGGTCGCTTCCTTATAATCACCAGACAAGAAATACTCGTCTTCCTTTAATTTTGACTTTAAGGTGTTTAGAAGATATTCTTCTGTTACACCACCGTTCATAATTAATTGAAAACATTTATTTGCTGAGAGTACTGAGAATACTTTCTTCCAAAGTGCTCTGAGAACCATGCTCATATATGGTGGACCTTTAGTAATGATTCTTATCTTTAATGCTTCTGCTAGTCCTACGGGACTCGCAGTAGGAGCTTCTGTAGCCGCCCTTTTCAGGATGCGGAGCCAGAAAGCTGCAAAGGCATTATCGAAATCATCCTTACCATTGAATCCATCCATAACCATATCTTCGTTTTCTCTCGTTTCGCTATCACGTTGTGTACTAGCTGTCAAGTATCCACCCGGCTTTCTAAGTCCTTCAAGAATTGTTGGATCAGTAAGAATTTCTCCTACTGCTCCTCCATTACTTCTTGAAGAGATATAGTTAGCTGAAGTGGAAGGGAAAAAGGCTTTAAGTCTTTCCTTATTGGTTAGTTTGGTTGCTTTTGATTCCGTGAAGATTTCTCTTACAGTTCTTTGGAGCTGCTTTATGCAGTTATCCTTAGATGCCGTAATTGAAATATCACTATGGAGTTCATCTACATCCTTCCAATCAACTAGAAAGTCTGGCTTTTCTACCTCTTTCTCGGTTTCTTTGATCATACGGTTTAGATATTCATCAACAGACTCTTTTATTTCTTTCTCACTAGGTCGAGGGAGTCCTTTCTTAAGTTGTAAAACTGAAGTTAGGAATTCCATTCGATCTGGGAAATCGTCATAAGCGAGAAGCTGTCTTACGTATCTACCTCCGTTGCCTCCTAAAATTTCTTTTGGACTATCTACGATATTGGGCCCGAATGGGCACTTTGGTAACTCTTGATGTGTGTGGTATGCGAAGAAAGCGGAAGTTTTATACTTCCAAACTTTCATCCAATTACCGCTCAGATCTTGGGTTAGCTTATTGTAGTGTGCAATTGAACTTTTGAGGTTAGCTTGACCTTTGAAGCCGAAAATTTCCAGTACTTGACATAACATTACTAGACACTCTACCGTTCTTGAAGCATGTCTTGCTTCAGGAGCTTGTCTGCTACCATGGACCGTCTTGTTGGACTTATCTAACAAC